CACATAACTAAAGCTAAGAGTAATCAAAGGTTTACAGTTGTTGAGGCAGAGAGTAAAGAAGAAGCGAAAGAGAAGTACGAGAAACAAGTTAAAAGGGATGCAGTTATTAAAGTGGGTCAGTTGTTTGAAAATATAAGGGAGTGTGGGAAATGATTAAAAAACTTAAAAATATGGATGGGTTCGACATCTTTATTGTTGGAATACTGTCATTATTCGGTATAACCGCATTGCTACTTGTTGTCGCATTGCCTATCTATACAGTGGCTAGTTACCAAAACAAAGAAGTACATCAAGGGACAATTACAGATAAATATAACAAAAGACAAGATAAAGAGGACAAATTCTATATTGTATTAGATGATAAACAAGTCATCGAAAACTCAGACTTATTCTTCAAAGGAAAGTTTGATAGCGCAGACATACAAGCTAGGTTAAAAGTAGGTGATAAAGTAAAAGTTAAGACGATTGGATATAGAATACACTTTTTAAATTTATATCCGGTCTTATACGAAGTAAAGAAGGTAGATAAAAAATGATTAAGCAAATACTAAGATTATTATTCTTACTAGCGATGTATGAGTTAGGTAAGTATGTAACTGAGCAAGTATATATTATGATGACGGCTAATGATGATGTAGAGGCGCCGAGTGACTTTGAAAAAATCAGAGCTGAAGTTTCATGGTAATAGCTATTATCATTTTTGAATTAATTATATTAATGTGTGTAGCAATAGCACTGGAGGTGTTGTAAATATGTGGATTGTCATTTCAATTGTTTTATCTATATTTTTATTGATCTTGTTAAGTAGCATTTCTCATAAGATGAAAACCATAGAAGCATTGGAGTATATGAATGCTTATCTTTTCAAGCAGTTAGTAAAAAATAATGGTGTTGAAGGTTTAGAAGATTATGAAAATGAAGTTGAACGAATTAGAAAAAGATTCAAAAGCTAAAGAGAGGCGTTGGCTTCTCTGCTCTATCTAAAATAATGAAAGGAGCCGAACATGTTAGACAAAGTCACTCAAATAGAAACAATTAAATATGATCGTGATGTCTCATATTCTTATGCTGCTAGTCGTTTATCTACACATTGGACTAATCACAATATGGCTTGGTCTGACTTTATGCAGAAGCTAGCACAAACAGTTAGAACTAAAGAAGATTTAACTGAGTACAATAAAATGTCTAAGTCTGAACAAGCCGATATAAAAGATGTTGGCGGATTTGTCGGTGGATATTTAAAAGAAGGCAAACGGCGTGCTGGTCAAGTCATGAATCGTTCAATGCTAACACTTGATATCGATTATGCAGCCCAAGATATGACTGACATATTATCTATGTTTTATGATTTTGCATATTGTTTATATTCAACACATAAGCATAGAGAGATAAGTCCAAGACTGCGTTTAGTGATTCCTTTAAAACGAAATGTAAATGCAGATGAGTATGAAGCTATTGGGCGTAAAGTCGCAGATATCGTTGGCATGGATTACTTCGATGATACAACTTATCAACCACATAGGTTAATGTATTGGCCTTCAACTAGTAACGATGCGGAATTTTTCTTTACCTATGAAGATTTACCTTTGTTAGACCCAGATAAAATATTAAATGAATATGTTGATTGGACTGACACATTAGAATGGCCAACGTCTTCAAGGGAAGAGAGTAAGACTAAAAGATTAGCAGATAAGCAAGGCGACCCAGAAGAAAAGCCGGGAATTGTTGGTGCATTTTGTAGAGCCTATACGATAGAAGAAGCTATAGAAACTTTTATTCCTGATTTATACGAAAAACATTCTACTAACCGTTATACCTATCATGAAGGTTCAACTGCAGGTGGATTGGTGTTATACGAAAATAACAAGTTTGCCTATTCTCATCATAATACGGATCCCGTAAGCGGTATGCTTGTGAACAGTTTTGATTTAGTACGCATACACTTATATGGTGCTCAAGATGAAGAAACTAAAACAGATACTCCGGTTAATCGACTACCTAGTTATAAAGCAATGCAGCAAAGAGCGCAAAATGATGAGGTTGTTAAAAAGCAATTAATTAATGACAAAATGTCTGATGCAATGCAGGATTTCGATGAAATAGAAAATAGCGATGATGCATGGTCTGAGACGTTAGAAATTACTTCGAAAGGTACTTTCAAAGCTAGTATCCCAAATATAGAAATTATATTGCGTAATGATCCAAATTTAAAAGGAAAAATAGCCTTTAACGAATTTACGAAACAAATTGAATGTTTAGGGAAAGTGCCATGGAATACTAATTTTAAGACACGTCAATGGCAAGACGGTGATTATAGCAGTTTAAGAAGTTATATCGAAAAGATTTATGACATACACCATTCAGGTAAAACAAAAGATGCCATTATAAGCGTAGCAATGCAAAATGCTTATCATCCAGTAAGGGATTATCTAAATAAAATATCGTGGGATGGACATAAACGCCTTGAAAAGTTATTTATCAAATACTTAGGTGTTGAAGACACTGAAGTGAATAGAACAACTACCAAAAAAGCATTGACTGCTGGAATCGCTAGAGTAATGGAGCCTGGATGTAAATTTGACTATATGCTTACACTTTATGGTCCTCAAGGTGTAGGTAAATCTGCTTTGCTAAAAAAATTAGGTGGTGCATGGTTTTCTGACAGTTTAGTTTCTGTTACAGGTAAAGAAGCTTATGAGGCCTTACAAGGCGTTTGGCTAATGGAAATGGCAGAACTTGCAGCTACAAGAAAAGCTGAAGTTGAAGCTATTAAGCATTTCATATCTAAACAAGTTGACCGATTTCGTGTTGCTTATGGGCATTATATTGAAGATTTTCCAAGGCAATGTATTTTCATTGGTACAACTAATAAAGTTGATTTCTTAAGAGATGAAACTGGTGGAAGACGTTTTTGGCCAATGACTGTAAATCCAGAGAGAGTTGAAGTGAACTGGTCTAAACTAACCAAAGATGAGATTGACCAAATTTGGGCAGAAGCTAAACACTATTATGAACAAGGAGAAGATTTATTCCTTAACCCTGAACTAGAAGAAGAAATGCGTTCAATACAAAGCAAACATACTGAGGAATCTCCATATACAGGCATTATTGATGAATATCTTAACACACCAATTCCTAGCAATTGGGATGACTTAACTATCTTTGAACGAAGACGATTTTATCAAGGTGATGTTGATATGTTACCAACAGGAAATGTAGATTACGTTAAAAGAAATAAAGTCTGTGCGCTTGAAGTGTTTGTTGAATGTTTTGGTAAAGATAAGGGAGATAGTAGAGGATCTATGGAAATTAGAAAGATTTCAAACATCTTAAGACAATTAGACAATTGGTCTGTATATGATGGTAATAAAAGTGGGAAAATTCGATTTGGAAAAGATTATGGTGTACAGATAGCTTATGTAAGAGATGAAAGTTTAGAGGATTTAATATAAGAAATATTGAATAAATATGCATTTTAGAGTGTTGTATCAGATGTTGCATCATTTTTTGAGTGATGCAACACGGGAGTGTAAAAAGTAATCGTAGGTGTTGTATCATTTTTGGTGATGCAACATTGATGCAACAAATGATACAACACCTCTTTCCTTTCTAGCTGTAGGGTTCAACCCTGTTTGTTTCCAATGTTGCATCAAATTCACTATAAAGTTTAAAAAGTAGTGTTAGGGAGTAAAGGGGTATAGGGGTAACCCTCTAACAGCTATTTTTAAAAGTTTGGCAAGAATTGATACAACATCGGAACACAAATATAAATTTTGTATACAAGGTGAATAAATGAAAGAATCGACATTAGAAAAATATTTAGTGAAAGAGATAACAAAGCTAAACGGTTTATGTTTAAAATGGGTCGCACCTGGAACAAGAGGTGTGCCAGATAGAATTATTATTATGCCAGAAGGAAAAACATATTTTGTAGAAATGAAGCAAGAAAAAGGAAAGTTGCATCCTTTACAAAAATATGTGCATAGACAATTTGAAAATAGAGATCATAAAGTATATGTGTTATGGAATAAAGAACAAGTAAATACTTTTATCAGAATGGTAGGTGGAACATTTGGCGATTGACTTCAAACCACATAGCTATCAAAAGTATGCAATAGATAAAGTTATTGATAATGAGAAATACGGTTTGTTTTTAGATATGGGGCTAGGGAAAACAGTATCAACACTTACAGCATTTAGTGAATTGCAGTTGTTAGACACTAAAAAAATGTTAGTCATAGCACCTAAACAAGTTGCTAAAGATACATGGGTTGATGAAGTTGATAAGTGGAACCATTTAAATCATCTGAAAGTGTCTTTAGTCTTAGGAACACCTAAAGAAAGAAATGATGCATTAAACACAGAGGCTGATATCTATGTAACCAATAAAGAAAATACTAAATGGTTATGCGATCAATATAAAAAAGAATGGCCATTTGATATGGTTGTAATTGATGAACTGTCTACATTTAAAAGTCCTAAGAGTCAAAGGTTTAAATCTATTAAAAAGAAATTACCACTCATTAATAGATTTATAGGATTAACAGGAACACCTAGCCCAAATAGTTTACAGGATTTATGGGCTCAAGTTTATTTGATAGACAGAGGCGAAAGACTTGAGTCTTCATTCAGTCGTTATCGAGAAAGGTACTTTAAACCAACACATCAAGTTAGCGAACATGTTTTTAACTGGGAGCTAAGAGACGGATCTGAAGAAAAGATATATGAACGAATAGAAGATATATGTTTAAGCATGAAAGCGAAAGATTATCTAGATATGCCTGACAGAGTTGATACTAAACAAACAGTAGTCTTATCTGAAAAAGAAAGAAAAGTATATGCAGAATTAGAAAAAAACTATATTTTAGAATCGGAAGAAGAAGGAACAGTTGTAGCTCAGAATGGGGCATCATTAAGTCAAAAACTACTTCAACTATCTAACGGTGCAGTTTATACAGATGATGAAGATGTAAGACTTATACATGATAAGAAGTTAGATAAGTTAGAGGAAATTATAGAGGAGTCTCAAGGCCAACCAATATTATTGTTTTATAACTTCAAACATGATAAAGAAAGAATACTTCAAAGGTTTAAGGAAGCAACCACATTAGAGGATTCAAACTATAAAGAACGTTGGAATAGTGGAGACATTAAGCTGCTTATAGCACATCCAGCAAGTGCAGGGCATGGATTAAACTTACAACAAGGTGGGCACATTATTGTTTGGTTTGGACTTACATGGTCATTGGAATTATACCAACAAGCAAATGCAAGATTATATAGACAAGGACAAAATCATACGACTATTATTCATCACATTATGACCGATAACACAATAGATCAAAGAGTATATAAAGCTTTACAAAATAAAGAACTAACGCAAGAAGAATTGATGAAAGCTATTAAAGCAAGAATAGCTAAGCATAAGTAATGGAGGTATAAGATGGGAAAGGCATCATACGATATTAAGCCAGGTACATTTAAATATATTGAGTCAGAGATATATAACCTACAAGAGAACAAGAAAGAGATAAATAGATTGAGAATGGAGATACTTAACCCAACGAAAGAGCTAGACACTAACATTGTGTATGGACCGTTGCAAAAAGGTGAACCAGTTAGAACAACTGAACTAATGGCAACAAGGTTATTGACTAATAAGATGTTACGAAACCTAGAAGAAATGGTCGAAGCAGTTGAAAGTGAATACTTAAAGTTACCTGAAGATCATAAGAAAGTAATAAGGTTAAAGTATTGGAATAGAGATAAGAAGCTAAAGATAGAACAAATAGGGGATGCATGTCACATGCATCGTAATACAGTTACTACAGTACGAAAGAACTTTGTTAAAGCGGTAGCGTATCATGCGGGTATCAAATAACATTGTGCAAAGATTGTGCAAAAGGCCTACAAATCTGTAGTAATATGATAGTATCGGAAAGATGTATAAAGTTATCTAAAAGTTATACGACATAAGTAAACGAGGCACATCGCTATGCGGTGTGTCTTTTGTTATGCAATCAAAGAGGTGTAAGAGTTGACCAAGCGTAATAACATTTATAAGCATGGTCGTAAGTCATATCAATACGATTGGTTCTATCATTCAAAAGCATGGAAGAAGTTAAGAGAGATAGCATTAGATAGAGATAATTATCTTTGTCAAATGTGTTTACGCGAAGATATTGTAACAGATGCAAACATTGTACATCACATTATTTATGTTGATGAAGATTTTAACAAAGCTTTAGACTTAGATAATCTAATGTCAGTTTGTTATAGCTGTCATAACAAAATTCATGCAAATGATAAAAACAAAGATAAATATAAAAATAAAAAGTTTCGAGTTGAAAAAATTTAAATAAAAAATTATAAAATAATTTTTAATCCCCCCTACCTGGTGGGGAGTTCCATTATACACCGGGAACCGGTGAAGGCAGGAACGAGAGCAGCGCAGATAATTTTTCATGAAAGGGGGTTTTCTTATGAAATTAACAAAAAAACAGCTGAAAGAATATATTGAAGACTACAAAAAATCTGACGATATGTTAATTAATTTATATTTAGAAACATATGAATTTTATTGTCGATTACGGGATGAATTGAAAAACAGTGATTTGATGATGGAGCATACCAATAAAGCTGGAGCAAGTAATATTGTTAAGAATCCATTAAGTATTGAACTGACAAAAACAGTTCAAACACTAAATAACTTACTCAAGTCTATGGGTTTAACTGCAGCACAAAGGAAAAAGATAGTGCAAGAAGAAGGTGGATTTGGTGACTATTAAAATATTAAATGAACCCTCACCAAAATTACTAACAACGTGGTATGCAGAACAAGTTATTCAAGGGAAAATAAAAACAAGTAAATATGTAAAAAAAGAATGTGAAAGACACATTAGGTATTTGAAAAATGGCGGTAAATGGATGTTTGATGAAGAATTAGCACATCGTCCTATTCGATTTATAGAAAAGTTTTGTAAACCTTCCAAAGGATCTAAACGTCAACTTGTATTACAGCCATGGCAACATTTTATTATTGGTAGTTTATTTGGCTGGGTTCATAAAGAAACAAAACTGCGCAGGTATAAAGAAGCTTTAATATTTATGGGTCGAAAAAATGGTAAAACAACAACCATTTCTGGTGTCGCTAACTATGCTGTGTCACAAGATGGAGAAAATGGTGCAGAAATTCATTTGTTAGCTAATGTGATGAAACAAGCGAGGATTCTATTTGATGAATCTAAGGCTATGATAAAAGCTAGCCCAAAACTTAGAGAGAATTTCAGGCCTTTAAGAGATGAAATTCATTACGATGCAACGATATCTAAAATTATGCCACAGGCTTCAGACAGTGATAAGTTGGATGGTTTAAATACACATATGGGCATTTTCGATGAAATCCATGAATTTAAAGACTATAAATTGATTTCAGTTATAAAAAACTCAAGAGCGGCAAGGTTACAACCTCTTCTTATCTACATTACGACAGCGGGTTACCAATTAGATGGTCCACTCGTTGATATGGTAGAAGCGGGAAGAGACACATTAGATCAAATCATCGAAGATGAAAGAACTTTTTACTATTTAGCATCTTTAGATGATGACGATGATATAAATGATTCGTCGAATTGGATTAAAGCAAATCCTAACCTGGGCGTTTCTATCGATTTAGATGAAATGAAAGAAGAGTGGGAAAAAGCTAAACGTACACCAGCTGAACGAGGAGATTTTATAACAAAAAGATTTAATATATTTGCTAATAACGACGAAATGAGCTTCATTGATTATCCAACGCTTCAAAAAAATAATGACATTATTTCCTTAGATGAGCTGGAAGGAAGACCTTGTACGATTGGTTACGATTTATCAGAGACAGAAGATTTTACAGCCGCATGTGCAACATTTGCGTTAGATAATGGTAAAGTTGCTGTCTTAACACATTCATGGATTCCTAAGCATAAGGTAGAGTACTCAAATGAAAAAATACCATATAGAGAATGGGAAGAAGATGGCTTACTAACTATTCAAGATAAACCGTATATTGATTATCAGGATGTCTTTAATTGGATAATAAAGATGAATGAGCATTATGTTGTAGAAAAAATTACTTATGATAGAGCCAATGCTTTCAAACTAAATCAAGAGTTAAAAAATTATGGATTTGAAACAGAAGAAACAAGACAAGGGGCTTTGACTTTAAGTCCAGCACTGAAAGATCTAAAAGAGATGTTTTTAGACGGCAAAATAATATTTAATAACAATCCTTTAATGAAATGGTATATCAATAATGTTCAGTTAAAACTGGACAGAAATGGAAACTGGTTACCTTCAAAACAAAGTAGGTATCGTAAAATAGATGGATTCGCAGCATTTTTAAACACATACACAGACATTATGAATAAAGTTGTTTCTGATAGTGGTGAAGGAAACATAGAGTTTATTAGTATTAAAGACATAATGCGTTAAGGAGGTGAATGTTATCGCAAAAGAGAATATTATCACACGCATAAAGAAAAAATTGATAGACAATTGGATTGATCAGTCAACTTCTAAGCTTTATGACTTTAGCCCATGGAAAAATAAATCTTTTTGGGGTGTAATTAATAATACGCTTGAAACTAATGAAACGATATTTTCAGCTATTACAAAGTTATCTAATTCGATGGCTAGTTTGCCCTTGAAAATGTATGAAGATTATAAAGTAGTTAATACAGAAGTATCTGATTTACTTACAGTGTCACCAAATAATTCTCTAAGTAGTTTTGATTTTATTAATCAAATTGAAACAATTAGAAATGAAAAAGGTAATGCATATGTGCTAATTGAACGAGACATCTATCATCAACCATCAAAGCTTTTCTTATTAAATCCAGATGTTGTTGAAATGTTAATTGAAAACCAATCACGTGAACTTTATTATTCCATTCATGCTGCAACTGGAAATAAATTGATTGTTCATAATATGGACATGTTGCATTTTAAACACATCGTGGCATCTAATATGGTGCAAGGCATTAGTCCGATTGATGTGTTGAAGAATACAACTGATTTTGATAATGCAGTAAGAACCTTTAATCTTACAGAAATGCAAAAACCTGATTCTTTCATGCTTAAATATGGTTCCAATGTAGGTAAAGAAAAAAGGCAGCAAGTGTTAGAAGATTTCAAACAGTACTATGAAGAAAACGGTGGAATATTATTCCAAGAGCCTGGTGTTGAAATCGAACCGTTACCTAAAAAATATGTCTCTGAAGATATAGTGGCAAGCGAGAATTTAACAAGAGAAAGAGTAGCTAACGTTTTTCAATTGCCCTCAGTATTCTTAAATGCAAGATCAAATACAAATTTCGCGAAAAATGAAGAGTTAAACAGATTTTACTTGCAGCATACCTTATTGCCAATCGTCAAACAGTATGAAGAAGAATTTAATCGGAAACTACTTACTAAAACAGACAGAGAAAAAAATAGGTATTTTAAATTTAACGTTAAATCTTATTTAAGGGCTGATAGTGCAACACAAGCAGAAGTGTACTTTAAAGCAGTTCGTAGTGGTTACTACACTATAAATGACATTAGAGAGTGGGAAGATTTACCACCAGTTGAAGGTGGAGATAAGCCGCTAATAAGCGGTGATTTATACCCAATTGACACGCCACTTGAATTAAGAAAATCTTTGAAAGGTGGTGATAAAAATGTCAATGAAAGCTAAGTATTTTCAAATGAAAAGAAAATCAAAAAGTAAAGGTGAAATATTTATTTATGGTGATATTGTAAGTGATAAATGGTTTGAAAGTGATGTAACTGCTACAGATTTCAAAAATAAACTAGATGAACTAGGAGACATCAGTGAAATAGATGTTCATATAAATTCATCTGGAGGCAGTGTATTTGAAGGGCATGCAATATACAATATGCTAAAAATGCATCCTGCAAAAATTAATATCTATGTCGATGCCTTAGCGGCATCAATTGCTAGTGTTATCGCTATGAGTGGTGACACTATTTTTATGCACAAAAATAGTTTTTTAATGATTCATAATTCATGGGTTATGACTGTAGGTAATGCAGAAGAGTTAAGAAAGACAGCGGATTTACTTGAAAAAACAGATGCTGTTAGTAATTCAGCGTATTTAGATAAAGCAAAAGACTTAGATCAAGAACAATTAAAACAGATGTTAGATGCAGAAACTTGGCTTACTGCAGAAGAAGCCTTGTCTTTCGGCTTGATAGATGAAATTTTAGGAGCTAATGAAATAGCTGCTAGTATCTCTAAAGAGCAATATAAGCGTTTCGAGAACGTCCCAGAAGATTTAAAGAAAGATGTAGACAAAATCACTAAAATTGATGATGTAGATACATCTGAATTGGTTGAAACACCTAAAGAAAGCATGTCACTAGAAGAAAAAGAAAAAAGAGAAAAAATTAAACGCGAATGCGAAATTTTAAAAATGACAATGAATTATTAGGAGGAAATGAAATGCCGACATTATATGAATTAAAACAATCCTTAGGTATGATTGGACAACAATTAAAAAATAAAAATGATGAATTGAGTCAGAAAGCAACAGATCCAAATATTGATATGGAAGACATCAAACAACTAGAAACAGAAAAAGCAGGTTTACAACAAAGATTTAACATTGTTGAAAGACAAGTACAAGACATTGAAGAGAAAGAAAAAGCGAAAGTTAAAGACACAGGAGAAGCTTATCAATCTTTAAATGATAATGAGAAGTTGGTTAAAGCTAAGGCAGAGTTTTATCGTCACGCGATTTTACCAAATGAATTTGAAAAACCTTCAATGGAGGCACAACGTTTATTACACGCTTTACCAACAGGTAATGATTCAGGTGGAGATAAGCTCTTACCAAAAACACTTTCTAAAGAAATTGTTTCAGAACCATTTGCTAAAAACCAATTACGTGAAAAAGCTCGTCTAACTAACATTAAAGGTTTAGAGATTCCAAGAGTTTCATACACTTTAGACGATGATGATTTCATTACAGACGTAGAAACAGCAAAAGAATTAAAATTAAAAGGTGATACAGTCAAGTTCACTACTAATAAATTCAAAGTATTTGCTGCAATTTCAGATACTGTAATTCATGGATCAGATGTAGATTTAGTAAACTGGGTTGAAAACGCACTACAATCAGGATTAGCAGCTAAAGAGCGTAAAGATGCCTTAGCAGTAAGTCCTAAATCTGGATTAGAACACATGTCATTTTATAATGGATCTGTTAAAGAAGTTGAGGGAGCAGACATGTATGATGCTATTATTAATGCTTTAGCAGATTTACATGAAGATTACCGTGATAACGCAACAATTTATATGCGATATGCGGATTATGTCAAAATTATTAGTGTTCTTTCAAATGGAACAACAAATTTCTTTGACACACCAGCAGAAAAAGTATTTGGCAAACCAGTAGTATTTACAGATGCAGCAGTTAAACCTATTGTGGGAGATTTCAATTATTTTGGAATTAACTATGATGGAACAACTTATGACACTGATAAAGATGTTAAAAAAGGCGAATATTTGTTTGTATTAACTGCATGGTATGATCAGCAACGTACATTAGACAGTGCATTCAGAATTGCAAAAGCAAAAGAAAATACAGGTTCATTACCCAGCTAAGCCCCAAAAGGTTAATGTAACAGCTAAGGCTAAATCAGCTGTAATATCAGCCGAATAGGGGTGATGAAATGAGTTTAGAAGAAATTAAATTGTGGTTGAGAATTGACTATAATTTCGAAAATGATTTAATTGAAGGTCTCATTCAATCGGCTAAGTCTGAATTACTATTAAGTGGGGTTCCAGATTATGACAAAGATGACTTGGAATACCCACTTTTTTGTACAGCGATTAAATATATCATTGCAAGAGATTATGAAAGTCGTGGATACTCAAATGACCAATCTAGAAGCAAGGTGTTTAATGAAAAAGGATTGCAAAAAATGATTCTGAAATTAAAAAAGTGGTAGGTGATTTTTAAATGGAATTTAATGAATTTAAAGATCGCGCATATTTTTTTCAATATGTAAATAAAGGGCCGTATCCAGATGAAGAGGAAAAAATGAAATTGTATAGTTGCTTTTGTAAAATATATAATCCTTCTATGAAAGATAGAGAAATTTTAAAAGCGACTGAATCAAAGTCAGGACTAACCATAATTATGAGGTCTTCTAAAATTGAATATCTACCACAAACAAATCACTTAGTTAAAATTGACAGAGGCTTATATTCCGATAAATTATTCAACATTAAAGAAATAAGAATTGATACACCAGATATTGGCTATAATACAGTGGTTTTATCAGAAAAATGAGTGTAGAAATTAAAGGGATACCTGAAGTGTTGAAGAAATTAGAATCGGTATACGGTAAACAATCAATGCAAGCTAAGAGTGATAGAGCTTTAAATGAAGCATCTGAATTTTTTATAAAGGCTTTAAAGAAAGAATTCGAGAGTTTTAAAGATACGGGTGCTAGCATAGAAGAAATGACTAAATCTAAGCCTTATACAAAAGTAGGAAGTCAAGAAAGAGCTGTTTTAATTGAATGGGTAGGCCCTATGAATCGCAAAAACATTATTCACTTGAATGAACATGGTTATACAAGAGATGGAAAAAAATATACACCAAGAGGTTTTGGAGTTATTGCAAAAACATTAGCTGCTAATGAACGGAAGTATAGAGAAATTATAAAAAAGGAGTTGGCCAGATAAATGAATATATTAAACACCATAAAAGAAATTTTATTATCTGATGCAGAGCTCCAAACATATATAAATTCTAGAATATACTATTATAAAGTCACTGAAAATGCTGAAACTTCCAAACCTTTTGTTGTTATTACACCTATTTATGATTTACCTTCAGACTTTATGTCTGATAAATATCTTAGTGAAGAATACTTAATTCAAATAGATGTAGAATCTTCAAATAATCAGAAAACAATTGATATAACAAAACGAATAAGATATCTGTTATATCAACAAAATTTAATTCAAGCATCTAGTCAGTTAGATGCTTATTTTGAAGAAACTAAACGTTATGTGATGTCGAGACGTTATCAAGGCATACCCAAAAATATATATTATAAAAATCAGCGCATCGAATAGGTGTGCTTTTTAATTTTTAAGGAGGAAATAAGCAATGGCAGAAGGACAAGGTTCTTATAAAGTAGGTTTTAAAAGATTATACGTTGGAGTTTTTAACCCAGAAGCAACAAAAGTAGTTAAACGCATGACATGGGAAGATGAAAAAGGTGGTACAGTTGACTTAAATATCACAGGTTTAGCACCAGATTTAGTAGATATGTTTGCATCTAACAAACGTGTATGGATGAAAAAACAAGGTACTAATGAAGTTAAGTCTGACATGAGTATTTTCAATATTCCAAGTGATGATTTAAACACAGTTATTGGACGTACTAAAGATAAAAATGGTACATCTTGGGTAGGAGAGAATACAAGAGCACCGTATGTAACAGTAATTGGCGAATCGGAAGATGGTTTAACAGGTCAGCCGGTATATGTAGCCTTACTTAAAGGTACTTTTAGTTTAGATTCAATTGAATTTAAAACACGAGGTGAAAAAGCAGAAGCCCCAGAACCTACAAAATTAACAGGTGACTGGATGAATAGAAAAGTTGATGTTGATGGAACGTCACAAGGTATTGTATACGGTTATCATGAAGGTAAAGAAGGAGAAGCAGAATTCTTCAAAAAAGTATTCGTTGGATACACGGACAGTGAAGATCATTCAGAGGATTCTGCAGGTTCGTTACCCAGCTAACCCCCAAAATGTTGAAGTAGCAGTTAATTCAAAATCTGCAACAGTTTCAGCAGAATAGGGGCTTTCAAAATAAATCAAAGGAGAATAATTTATGACTAAAACTTTAAAGGTTTATAAAGGAGACGACGTCGTAGCTTCTGAACAAGGTGAAGGCAAAGTGTCAGTAACTTTATCTAATTTAGAAGCGGATACAACTTATCCAAAAGGTACTTACCAAGTGGCATGGGAAGAAAATGGTAAAGAATCTAGTAAAGTTGATGTACCTCAATTCAAAACCAATCCAATTCTAGTCTCAGGCGTATCATTTACACCAGAAACTAAATCAATTATGGTAAATACCGATGACAATGTTGAGCCAAACATTGCACCAAGCACAGCAACGAATAAAATATTGAAATATACAAGTGAACATCCAGAATTTGTTACTGTAGATGAAAATACAGGAGCAATTCACGGTGTAGCTGAAGGTACTTCAGTAATCACTGCTACGTCTACTGATGGAAGCGATAAGTCAGGACAAATTTCAGTGACAGTAACAAACGGATAGGGATTTAAGGCGCAGTATATCTGCGTCTTTTTTATTTGAATAAAAGGAGCTAATACAATGATTAAATTTGAAATTAAAGATCGTAAAACAGGAAAAACAGAGAGCTATACAAAAGAAGATGTAACAATGGGCGAAGCAGAAAAATGCTATGAGTATTTAGAATTAGTAAATCAAGAGAATAAAAAAGAAGCACCTAACGCAACAAAAATGAGACAAAAAGAGCGACAGTTATTAGTAGATTTATTTAAAGATGAAGGATTGACTGAAGAAGATGTTCTGAACAAGATGAGCACTAAAACTTATACAAAAGCCTTGAAAGATATATTTCGAGAAATCAATGGTGAAGATGAAGAAGATTCAGAAACTGAACCAGAAGAGATGGGAAAGACAGAAGAACAATCTCAATAAGAGACATTTTATCGAACATTAAGAAAATACAACGTTTCTGTATGGAACAGTATGGGTGGACATTAACTGAAGTCAGAAAACAACCGTATGTAAAACTTTTAGAAATACTTAATGAAGAGAATAAAGAAGAGACTGAAGAAAAACAAAGTGAACAAAAAGTCATTACAGGTACGGATTTAAGAAAACTTTTTGGAAGCTAGAAAGGAGGTTAATATGAATGAAAAAGTAGAAGGCATGACCTTGGAGCTGAAATTAGACCATTTAGGTGTCCAAGAAGGCATGAAAGGTTTAAAGCGACAATTAGGTGTTGTTAATAGTGAAATGAAAGCTAATCTGTCAGCATTTGATAAGTCTGAAAAATCAATGAAAAAATATCAGGCGAGAATTAAGGGGTTAAATGATAGGCTTAAAGTTCAAAAAAAGATGTATTCTCAAGTAGAAGATGAGCTTAAACAAGTTAACGCTAATTACCAAAAAGCTAAATCCAGTGTAAAAGATGTTGAGAAAGCATATTTAAAGTTAGTAGAAGCCAATAAAAAAGAAAAATTAGCTCTTGATAAATCTAAAGAAGCCTTAAAATCATCGAATACAGAACTTAAAAAAGCTGAAAATCAATATAAACGTACAAATCAACGTAAACAAGATGCGTATCAAAAACTTAAACAGTTGAGAGATGCAGAACAAAAGCTTAAGAATAGTAACCAAGCTACTACTGCACAACTAAAAAGAGCAAGTGACGCAGTACAGAAGCAGTCCGCTAAGCATAAAGCACTTGTTGAACAATATAAACAAGAAGGCAATCAAGTTCAAAAACTAAAAGTGCAAAATGACAATCTTTCAAAATCAAATGATAAAATTGAAAGTTCTTACGCTAAAACTAATACTAAATTAAAGCAAACAGAAAAAGAATTTAATGATTTAAACAATACTATTAAGAATCATAGCGCTAATGTCGCAAAAGCTGAAACAGCTGTTAATAAAGAAAAAGCTGCTTTAAATAATTTGGAGCGTTCAATAGATAAAGCTTCATCCGAAATGAAGACTTTTAACAAAGAACAAATGATAGCTCAAAGTCATTTCGGTAAACTTGCAAGTCAAGCGGATGTCATGTCAAAGAAATTTAGTTCTATTGGAGACAAAATGACTTCCCTGGGACGTACAATGACGATGGGCGTATCTACACCAATTACTTTAGGGTTAGGTGCAGCATTAAAAACAAGTGCAGACTTTGAAGGCCAAATGTCTCGAGTTGGAGCGATTGCGCAAGCAAGCAGTAAAGACTTGAAAAGCATGTCTAATCAAGCAGTTGACTTAGGAGCTAAAACCAGTAAAAGTGCTAACGAAGTTGCTAAAGGTATGGAAGAATTGGCAGCTCTAGGATTTAATGCCAAACAAACAATGGAGGCTATGCCGGGTGTTATCAGTGCAGCAGAAGCAAGTGGTGCAGAAATGGCTACAACTGCAACTGTAATGGCATCAGCAATTAATTCTTTCGGTTTAAAAGCATCGGATGCAAACCATGTTGCTGATTTACTTGCGAGATCAGCTAATGACAGTGCTGCAGATATTCAATACATGGGAGATGCATTAAAATATGCAGGTACTCCAGCAAAAGCATTAGGTGTTTCAATAGAGGACACTTCTGCAGCAATTGAAGTTTTATCTAACTCAGGTTTAGAGGGGTCTCAAGCAGGTACTGCCTTAAGAGCTTCGTTTATTAGGCTAGCTAATCCAAGCAAAAGTACGGCTAAGGAAATGAAAAAATTAGGTATTCATTTGTCTGATGCTAAAGGTGAGTTTGTTGGAATGGGCGAATTGATTAGACAGTTCCAAGATAACATGAAAGGCATGACGAGAGAACAAAAATTAGCAACAGTGGCTACAATAGTTGGCACTGAAGCAGCAAGTGGATTTTTAGCCTTGATTGAAGCGGGTCCAGATAAAATTAATAGCTATAGCAAATCATTGAAGAACTCTAATGGTGAAAGTAAAAAAGCAGCTGATTTGATGAAAGATAACCTCAAAGGTGCTCTGGAACAATTAGGTGGCGCTTTTGAATCGTTAGCAATTGAAGTTGGTAAAGATTTAACGCCTATGATTAGAGCAGGTGCGGAAGGATTAACAAAATTAGTTGATGGATTTACACATCTTCCTGGTTGGGTTAGAAAGGCTTCGGTAGGCTTAGCAATTTTTGGTGCATCTATTGGTCCTGCTGTTCTTGCTGGTGGCTTATTAATACGTGCAGTTGGGAGCGCGGCTAAAGGCTATGCATCATTAAATAGACGCATTGCTGAAAATACAATTCTTTCTAATACCAATTCAAAAGCAATGAAATCTTTAGGTCTTCAAACATTATTTCTTGGTTCTACAACAGGAAAAACGTCAAAAGGCTTTAAAGGATTAGCCGGAGCTATGTTGTTTAATTTAAAACCTATAAATGTTTTGAAAAATTCTGCAAAGCTAGCAATTTTACCGTTCAAACTTTTGAAAAACGGTTTAGGATTAGCCGCAAAATCCTTATTTGCAGTAAGTGGAGGCGCAAGATTTGCTGGTGTAGCCTTAAAGTTTTTAACAGGACCTATAGGTGCTACAATAACTGCTATTACAATTGCATATAAAGTTTTTAAAACCGCATATGATCGTGTGGAATGGTTCAGAAACGGTATTAACGGTTTAGGAGAAACTATAAAGTTTTTTGGTGGCAAAATTATTGGCGGTGCTGTTAGGAAGCTAGGAGAGTTTAAAAATTATCTTGGAAGTATAGGCAAAAGCTTCAAAGAAAAGTTTTCAAAGGATATGAAAGATGGTTATAAATCTTTGAGTGACGATGACCTTCTGAAAGTAGGAGTCAACAAATTTAAAGGATTTATGCAAACCATGGGCACAGCTTCTAAGAAGGCATCTGATACTGTAAAAGTGCTAGGAAAAGGTGTTTCAAAAGAAACAGAAAAAGCTTTAGAAAAATACGTACACTATTCTGAAGAAAACAACAGAATCATGGAAAAAGTACGTTTAAATTCGGGTCAGATTTCAGAAGACAAAGCAAAAAAACTTTTGAAAATTGAAGCGGATTTATCTAATAACCTTATAGCTGAAATAGAAAAAAGAAATAAAAAGGAACTCGAAAAAACTCAAGAACTTATTGATAAGTATAGTGCATTCGATGAACAAGAAAAGCAAAACATTTTAACTAGAACTAAAGAAAAAAATGACTTGCGAATTAAAAAAGAGCAAGAACTCAATCAGAAAATCAAAGAATTGAAAGAAAAAGCTTTAAGTGATGGTCAGATTTCAGAAAATGAAAGAAAAGAAATTGAAAAGCTTGAAAATCAAAGACGTGACATCACTGTTAAAGAATTGAGTAAGACTGAAAAAGAGCAAGAGCGTATTTTAGTAAGAATGCAAAGAAACAGAAATGCTTATTCAATAGACGAAGCGAGCAAAGCAATTAAAGAAGCAGAAAAAGCAAGAAAAGCAAGAAAAAAAGAAGTGGATAAGCAGTATGAAGATGATGTCATTGCTATAAAAAATAACGTCAACCTTTCTAAGTCTGAAAAAGATAAATTGTTAGCTATTGCTGATCAAAGACATAAGGATGAAGTAAGAAAGGCAAAATCTAAAAAAGATGCTGTAGTAGACGTTGTTAAAAAGCAAAATAAAGATATTGATAAAGAAATGGATTTATCCAGTGGACGTGTATATAAAAATACTGAAAAGTGGTGGAATGGTCTTAAAAGTTGGTGGTCTAACTTTAGAGAAGACCAAAAGAAGAAAAGTGATAAATACGCTAAAGAACAAGAAGAAACAGCTCGTAGAAACAGAGAAAATATAAAGAAATGGTTTGGAAATGCTTGGGACGGCGTAAAAACTAAAACTGGTGAAGCCTTTAGTAAAATGGGCAGAAATGCTAATCATTTTGGCGGCGAAATGAAAAAAATGTGGAGTGGAATCAAAGGAATTCCAAGCAAATTAAGTTCAAGTTGGAGCTCAGCCAAAAGTTCTGTAGGATATCACACTAAGGCTATAGCTAATAGTACTGGTAAATGGTTTGGAAAAGCTTGGCAATCTGTTAAATCGACTACAGGAAGTATTTACAATCAAACTAAGCAAAAGTATTCAGATGCCTCAGATAAAGCTTGGGCGCATTCAAAATCTATTTGGAGAGGTACATCAAAATGGTTTAGCAACGCATATAAAAGTGCAAAGGGTTGGCTAATAGATATGGCTAATAAATCGCGCTCGAAATGGGATAATATTTCTAGTACAGCATGGTCGAATGCAAAATCCGTTTGGAAAGGAACATCGAAATGGTTTAGTAACTCATACAAATCTTTAAAAGGTTGGACTGGGGATATGTATTCAAGAGCCCACGATCGTTTTGATGCAATTTCAAGTTCGGCATGGTCTAACGCTAAATCAGTATTTAATGGTTTTAGAAAATGGCTATCAAAAACATATGATTGGATTAGAGATATTGGTAAAGACATGGGAAGAGCTGCGGCTGATTTAGGTAAAAATGTTGCTAATAAAGCTATTGGCGGTTTGAATAGCATGATTGGCGGTATTAATAAAATATCTAAAGCCATTACTGATAAAAATCTCATCAAGCCAATACCTACATTGTCTACTGGTACTTTAGCAGGAAAGGGTGTAGCTACCGATAATTCAGGAGCATTAACGCAACCGACATTTGCTGTATTAAATGATAGAGGTTCTGGAAACGCCCCAGGTGGTGGAGTTCAAGAAATAATTCACAGGGCTGACGGAACATTCCATGCACCCCAAGGACGAGATGTGGTTGTTCCACTAGGAGTTGGAGATAGTGTAATAAATGCCAATGACACTCTGAAGTTACAGCGGATGGGTGTTTTGCCAAAATTCCATGGTGGTACGAAAAAGAAAAAATGGATGGAACAAGTTACTGAAAATCTTGGTAAAAAAGCAGGGGACTTCGGTTCTAAAGCTAAAAACACAGCTCATAATATCAAAAAAGGTGCAGAAGAAATGGTTGAAGCGGCAGGCGATAAAATCAAAGATGGTGCATCTTGGTTAGGCGATAAAATCGGCGATGTGTGGGATTATGTACAACATCCAGGGAAACTAGTAAATAAAGTAATGTCAGGTTTAAATATTAATTTTGGAGGCGGAGCTAACGCTACAGTAAAAATTGCTAAAGGCGCGTACTCATTGCTCAAAAAGAAATTAGTAGACAAAGTAAAATCGTGGTTTGAAGATTTTGGTGGTGGAGGCGATGGAAGCTATCTATTTGACCATCCAATTTGGCAAAGGTTTGGGAGCTACACAGGTGGACTTAACTTTAATGGCGGTCGTCACTATGGTATCGACTTTCAAATGCCTACTGGAACGAACATTTATGCTGTTAAAGGCGGTATAGCTGATAAAGTATGGACTGATTACGGTGGCGGTAATTCTATACAAATTAAGACCGGTGCTAACGAATGGAACTGGTATATGCATTTATCTAAGCAATTAGTAAGACAAGGCCAACGTATTAAAGCTGGTCAACTGATAGGGAAATCAGGTGCTACAGGTAATTTCGTTAGAGGAGCACACTTACATTTCCAATTGATGCAAGGGTCGCATCCAGGGAATGATACAGCTAAAGATCCAGAAAAATGGTTGAAGTCACTTAAAGGTAGTGGCGTTCGAAGTGGTTCAGGTGTTAATAAGGCTGCATCTGCTTGGGCAGGCGATATACGTCGTGCAGCAAAACGAATGGGTGTTAATGTTACTTCGGGTGATGTAGGAAATATCATTAGCTTGATTCAACACGAATCAGGAGGAAATGCAGGTATAACTCAATCTAGTTCGCTTAGAGACATCAACGTTTTACAGGGCAATCCAGCAAAAGGATTGCTTCAATATATCCCACAAACATTTAGACATTATGCTGTTAGAGGTCACAACAATATATATAGTGGTTACGATCAGTTATTAGCGTTCTTTAACAACAGATATTGGCGCTCACAGTTTAACCCAAGAGGTGGTTGGTCTCCAAGTGGTCCAAGAAGATATGCGAATGGTGGTTTGATTACAAAGCATCAACTTGCTGAAGTGGGTGAAGGAGATAAACAGGAGATGGTTATCCCTTTAACTAGACGTAAACGAGCAATTCAATTAACTGAACAGGTTATGCGCATCATCGGTATGGATGGCAAGCCAAATAACATCACTGTAAATAATGATACTTCAACAGTTGAAAAATTGTTGAAACAAATTGTTATGTTAAGTGATAAAGGAAATAAATTAACAGATGCATTGATTCAAACTGTTTCTTCTCAGGATAATAACTTAGGTTCTAATGATGCAATTAGAGGTTTAGAAAAAATATTGTCAAAACAAAGTGGGCATAGAGCAAATGCAAATAATTATATGGGAGGTTTGACTAATTAATGCAATCTTTTGTAAAAATCATAGATGGTTACAAGGAAGAAGTAATAACAGATTTTAATCAGCTTATATTTTTAGATGCAAGGGCTGAAAGTCCAAACACCAATGATAACAGTGTAACTATTAACGGAGTAGATGGTATTTTACCGGGCGCAATTAGTTTTGCGCCTTTTTCATTAGTATTAAGGTTTGGCTATGATGGTATAGATGTTATAGATTTAAATTTATTTGAGCATTGGTTTAGATCTGTGTTTAATCGCAGACATCCTTATTATGTTATTACTTCTCAAATGCCTGGTGTTAAATATGCAGTGAATACAGCTAATGTTACATCTAATTTAAAAGATGGTTCTTCAACTGAAATTGAAGTAAGTTTAAATGTTTATAAAGGGTATTCTGAATCAGTTAATTGGACCGATAGCGAGTTCTTATTCGACTCTAATTGGATGTTTGAAAATGGAATTCCTCTTGATTTCACACCTAAATATACTCATACATCAAATCAATTTACTATTTGGAACGGTTCTACTGATACGATAAATCCACGATTCAAGCACGATTTGAAAATATTAATTAATTTAAATGCGAGTGGAGGATTTGAACTGGTTAACTATACAACAGGTGATATTTTTAAGTACAACAAAAGTATAGATAAAAACACTGATTTTGTTTTAGATGGTGTGTATGCATATCGAGATATAAATAGAGTGGGAATTGATACAAATAGAGGCATTATAACATTAGCGCCAGGTAAAAATGAATTTAAGATTAAAGGAGACGTCAGTGATATTAAAACTACATTTAAGTTTCCTTTTATTTATAGGTAGGTGATTTAATGGATTATCATGATCATTTATCAGTAATGGATTTTAATGAATTGATTTGTGAAAATTTACTAGATGTAGATTATGGTTCGTTTAAAGAATATTATGAACTGAATGAAGCTAGGTACATCACCTTTACAGTTTATAGAACTACTCATAATAGTTTTGTTTTTGATTTATTGATTTGTGAAAACTTCATAATTTATCATGGTGAAAAATATACAATTAAGCAGACAGCGCCAAAGGTTGAAGGTGATAAAGTTTTTATTGAAGTTACGGCATATCACATAATGTATGAATTTCAAAATCACTCAGTGGAATCAAATAAGCTTGATGACGACAGTAGCGAAACTGGTAAAACGCCAGAATACTCTTTAGATGAGTACTTAAGATATGGATTTGCAAATCAAAAAACTTCGGTCAAAATGACCTATAAAATAATTGGAGATTTTAAGCGAAAAGTACCGATTGACGAATTAGGTAACAAAAACGGCTTAGAATACTGTAAAGAAGCGGTAGACCTGTTTGGCTGTATAATTTACCCAAATGATACAGAGATTGGTTTTTATTCTCCTGAAACATTTTATCAAAGAAGCGAGAAAGTGATTCGATATCAATATAATACTGATACTGTATCTGCAACTGTCAGTACATTGGAATTAAGAACAGCTATAAAAGTTTTTGGAAAAAAGTATACAGCTGAGGAAAAGAAAAATTATAATCCTATTAGAACAACTGACATTAAATATTCAAATGGTTTTATAAAAGAAGGTACTTATCGTACCGAAACAATTGGGTCTAAAGCTACTATTAACTTTGATTGCAAGTATGGTAATGAAACAGTTAGATTTACAATAAAAAAGGGCTCTCAAGGTGGAATATATAAGTTGATTTTAGACGGCAAGCAAATTAAGCAAATTTCTTGTTTTGCTAAGTCGGTTCAGTCTGAAACAATAGATTTAATAAAAAATATTGATAAAGGCAAGCACGTTTTAGAAATGATATTTTTAGGAGAAGACCCCAAAAATAGAATTGATATATCTTCAAATAAAAAAGCTAAGCCTTGTATGTATGTTGGAACTGAAAAATCAACAGTCTTAAATTTAATTGCTGATAATTCAGGTCGCAATCAATACAAAGCAATTGTCGACTACGTCGCAGATAGTGCAAAGCAGTTTGGGATTCGATATGCTAATACGCAAACAAATGAAGATATCGAAACACAGGATAAGCTGTTAGAATTTGCAAAAAAGCAAATAAATGATACTCCTAAGACTGAATTAGATGTTAATTATATAGGTTATGAAAAAATAGAGCCAAGAGATAGCGTATTTTTTGTTCATGAATTAATGGGATATAACACTGAATTAAAGGTTGTTAAACTTGATAGGTCACATCCATTTGTAAACGCAATAGATGAAGTGTCTTTCAGCAATGAAATAAAAGATATGGTACAAATTCAACAAGCACTTAACAGACGAGTTATTGCACAAGATAATAGATATAACTATCAAGCAAATCGTATAAATCATTTATACACTAGTACTTTGAATTCTCCTTTCGAGACAATGGATATAGGGAGTGTATTAATATAATGGCAACAGAAGAAGTTAAAATCAAAGCGCTACTTGAAAACGATAAACAGTACTTTCCAGCTACACACTGGAAAGCTATAAATGGGATACCTTATGCAGGCAGTAGTGATATTGATGGATTGCCTCAAGACGGTATCATTTCGGTAGATGATAAAAATAAATTAGATAAATTAAAAATAGGCGAAGCAGGAATTATTCAAAATAGCATTGTACAGAAATCCCCAAACGGTAAATTGTGGAAAATAACAGTTGACGATAGTGGGAAACTTGGTACAGTGCTATTTTATTAGAAAGGAAGGTGCATTATGGAAAATTTGTATTTAATAAAGGATTTGGGAGCTTTAGCAGGTCGAGATTATAGAGCTAAAGAAATTCAAAACCTGCAAAGAATAGAGCAATTTGCGCTTGGCTTGACAACAGAGTTTAAGTTGCATCAGAAAGCTAAAACAATGCAACACTTCGCTGAGCAAATTTATTATAATGGTAGATCGCAAGCAGCAGTAAACAAATCTTTACAAAGTCAAATTAACGCACTTGTTGTGGCACCACGTAATAACAGTGCTAATGAGATTGTTCAAGCTCGAGTTAATGTAAACGGCGAAACCTTTGACACATTAAAAGAACATTTAGACGATTGGGAAACCAAAACTCAAATTAATAAAGAGGAAACTATAAGAGAATTAAATAAGACCAAACAAGAAATTCTTGATATCGAGTATCGTTTTGAACCTGATAAGCAAGAGTTTTTATTTGTGACAGAACTTGCACCTCTTACAAATGCAGTAATGCAATCCTTCTGGTTTGATAATAGAACAGGCATAGTATACATGACACAAGCTAGAAATAATGGCTATATGCTAAGTCGTCTAAGACCTAATGGTCAATTTATAGACAGCTCATTGATTGTAGGTGGGGGTCATGGTACACATAACGGTTATAGATATATTGATGATGAGTTATGGATTTATAGTTTTATCTTAAATGGTAATAATGAGAATACATTAGTTCGTTTCAAGTATACGCCTAATGTGGAAATTAGCTATGGCAAGTATGGTATGCAAGATGTATTTACAGGACACCCAGAAAAACCCTACATCACCCCTGTCATAAATGAAAAAGAAAATAAAATTCTATACAGAATTGAGAGACCTAGAAGTCAGTGGGAACTTGAAAACTCAATGAATTATATAGAGATAAGAAGTTTAGACGATGTTGATAAAAATATTGATAAAGTTTTGCATAAAATCAGTATCCCTATGAGACTAACAAACGAAACCCAACCAATGCAGGGTGTGACTTTTGATGAAAAATACTTGTATTGGTATACAGGAGACAGTAATCCAAATAATAGAAACTATTTAACGGCTTTCGATTTAGAAACAGGAGAAGAAGCGTATCAGGTTAATGCTGACTATGGTGGAACACTAGATTCATTTCCTGGCGAATTTGCGGAAGCAGAAGGTTTGCAAATATACTATGACAAAGATAGTGGTAAAAAAGCTTTGATGCTAGGTGTTACTGTCGGTGGTGATGGAAATAGAACACATCGTATTTTCATGATTGGGCAAAGAGGTATTTTAGAAATACTTCACTCAAGAGGCGTTCCTTTTATCATGAGTGACACAGGTGGTAGAGTTAAACCTTTACCAATGAGGCCTGATAAACTTAAGAATCTTGGGATGTTAACAGAGCCAGGTCTTTACTCTTTATACACTGATCATACAGTTCAAATCGATGATTTCCCATTACCAAGAGAATGGCGTGATGCAGGTTGGTTCTTGGAAGTTAAGCCACCACAAACTGGCGGTGATGTAATTCAGATATTGACGCGTAATAGTTATGCAAGGAATATGATGACTTTTGAAAGGGTGCTTTCTGGAAGAACTGGAGACATTTCGGACTGGAATTATGTGCCTAAAAATAGTGGTAAATGGGAGAGAGTACCTTCATTCATCACAAAAATGTCAGATATTAACATAGTAGGCATGTCGTTTTATTTAACTACGGATGATACAAAACGTTTTACAGATTTTCCAACTGAACGTAAAGGGGTAGCTGGTTGGAACTTATATGTAGAAGCTTCAAACACAGGTGGCTTTGTTCATAGGCTAGTTCGTAATAGTGTTACAGCATCTGCTGAGATACTATTGAAAAATTATGATAGTAAAACAAGTTCAGGGCCATGGACTTTACACGAAGGGAGAATTATAAGTTAATGAGTAATTTAGAGAAATCTGTAGCTATAAATTTAGAAAACACAGCGCATTATGAAAATATTTCAAATCTAGATATAACTTTTAGAACAGGAGAGAGTGATTCTTCTGTTCTTCTTTTTAATATCATTAAAAATAATCAACCGTTATTACTGAGTGAAGAAAATATCAAAGCACGAATAGCGATTCGAGGTAAAGGAGTAATGGTAGTTGCTCCACTAGAAATATTAGATCCATTTAAAGGTATTTTAAAATTTCAATTACCTAATGATGTAATTAAACGAGATGGAAGTTATCAAGCTCAAGTTTCGGTTGCAGAATTAGGTAATTCAGACGTGGTAGTTGTCGAGAGAACTATCACATTTAACGTTGAAAAAAGTTTGTTTAGCATGATTCCATCTGAAACAAAATTACACTATATTGTTGAATTTCAGGAATTAGAAAAAACTATTATGGATCGTGCGAAAGCAATGGACGAGGCTATAAAAAATGGTGAAGATTATGCGAGTCTGATTGAAAAAGCTAAAGAAAAAGGTCTATCAGATATTCAAATAGCAAAATCTTCAAGTATTGATGAATTAAAGCAACTTGCTAATAGCCGTATATCTGATTTGGAAAATAAAGCGCAAGCATATTCAAGAACATTCGATGAGCAAAAGCGATATATGGATGAGAAACATGAAGCCTTCAAGCAGTCAGTGAATAGTGGTGGTTTAGTCACAAGTGGTTCTACTTCAAATTGGCAAAAAGCTAAGATTACTAAAGATGATGGTAAGATAATGCAGATTACTGGATTTGATTTTAATAATCCAGAACAAAGAATAGGTGATTCAACCCAATTTATTTATGTTTCGCAAGCTATAAATTATCCAAGAGGTGTTAGTACTAACGGTACTGTCGAATATTTAGTAGTAACTTCAGATTACAAGCGTATGACTTATCGACCGAACGGTACAAATAAAGTGTTTGTTAAAAGAAAAGAAGCGGGTTCATGGTCTGAGTGGTCAGAATTAGCTATTAATGATTACAATACACCTTTTGAAACTGTTCAAAGTGCCCAATCAAAAGCTAATATGGCCGAAAGTAACGCTAAATTATACGCAGATGACAAGTTTAATAAAAGGTATTCAGTTATTTTTGATGGAACAGCAAATGGTGTGGGCTCTACATTGTACTTAAATGAGAGTTTAGACCAATTTATTTTATTAATTTTTTATGGGACTTTTCCAGGTGGTGACTTTACAGAGTTTGGCAGTCCTTTTGGAGGAGGAAAGATTTCATTGAATCCCTCAAATCTTCCAGATGGTGATGGAAATGGTGGAGGTGTTTATGAGTTTGGATTAACTAAATCTAGTCGTACATCTTTAACGATATCAAACGATGTCTATTTCGACTTAGGAAGTCAAAGAGGCTCTGGTGCGAACGCAAATAGAGGGACAATTAACAAAATTATAGGAGTGAGAAAATAATGCAAATATTAGTTAACAAGCGTAATGAGATAATTTCATACGCTATCATTGGTGGCTTTGAAGAAGGTATTGATATTGAAAATTTACCAGAAAATTTCTCTCAAGTTTTTAGACCTAAAGCCTTTAAATATTCAAATGGGGAAATAGTTTTTAACGAAGATTATTCAGAAGAAAAAGATGACTTGCATCAACAGATTGACAGTGAAGAACAAAACACAGTCGCTTCTGATGACATCTTACGAAAAATGGTTGCTAGTATGCAGAAACAAGTTGTTCAAAGTACAAAGTTATCGATGCAAGTTAATAAGCAAAATGCACTAATGGCAAAACAACTTGTGACACTTAATAAAAAATTAGAAGAGGTTAAAGGAGAGACTGAAAATGCTTAAATTAATTTCACCAACATTCGAAGATATTAAAACATGGTATCAATTGAAAGAATATAGTAAAGAAGATATAGCGTGGTATGTAGATATGGAAGTTATAGATAAAGAGGAATATGCAATTATTACAGGAGAAAAGTATCCAGAAAATCTAGAGTCATAGGTTATAATCTTATGGCTTTTTAATTTGAATAAAGTGGGTGGCATAATGTTTGGATTTACCAAACGACATGAACAAGATTGGCGTTTAACGCGATTAGAAGAAAATGATAAGACTATGTTTGAAAAATTCGACAGAATAGAAGATAGTCTTAGAGCGCAAGAAAAGATTTATGACAAATTAGATAGAAATTTTGAAGAATTAAAGCGCGACAAGGTAGAAGATGAAAAGAATAAAGAAAAGAATGCCAAGAATATTAGAGACATAAAAATGTGGATTCTAGGTTTGATAGGGACTATCTTCAGTACGATTGTCATAGCTTTACTAAGAACTATTTTTGGTATTTAAAGGAGGTGATTACCATGCTTAAGGGAATTTTAGGATATAGCTTTTGGTCGTGTTTCTGGTTTAGTAAGTGTAAGTAATAGTTAAGAGTCAGTGCTTTGGCACTGGCTTTTTATTTTGGAAAAAAGGAGCAAACAAATGGATGCAAAAGTAATAACAAGATACATCGTATTGATCTTAGCATTAGTAAATCAATTCTTAGCGAACAAAGGTATTAGCCCGATTCCAGTAGACGATGAGACTATATCATCAATAATACTTACTGTTGTTGCTTTATATACTACGTATAAAGACAATCCAACATCTCAAGAAGGTAAATGGGCAAATCAAAAGCTAAAGAAATATAAAGCTGAAAACAAGTATAGAAAAGCAACAGGGCAAGCGCCAATTAAAGAAGTAATGACACCTACGAATATGAACGACACAAATGATTTAGGGTAGGTGTTGACCAATGTTGATAACAAAAAACCAAGCAGAAAAATGGTTTGATAATTCATTAGGGAAGCAGTTCAATCCTGATTTGTTTTATGGATTTCAGTGTTACGATTACGCAAATATGTTTTTTATGATAGCAACAGGCGAAAGGTTACAAGGTTTATACGCTTATAATATTCCATTTGATAATAAAGCAAGGATTGAAAAATACGGGCAAATAATTAAAAACTATGATAGCTTTTTACCGCAAAAGTTGGACATTGTCGTTTTCCCGTCGAAGTATGGTGGCGGAGCTGGACACGTTGAAATTATTGAGAGCGCAAATTTAAACACTTTCACATCGTTTGGCCAAAATTGGAATGGTAAAGGTTGGACAAATGGCGTTGCGCAACCTGGTTGGGGTCCTGAAACTGTTACAAGACATGTTCATTATTACGATGACCCAATGTATTTTATTAGATTAAATTTCCCAGATAAAGTAAGTGTTGGAGATAAAGCTAAAAGCGTTATTAAGCAAGCAACTGCCAAAAAGCAAGCAGTAATTAAACCTAAAAAAATTATGCTTGTAGCCGGTCATGGTTATAACGATCCTGGAGCAGTCGGAAACGGAACAAATGAACGTGATTTTATCCGTAAATATATAACACCAAATATCGCTAAGTATTTAAGACATGCAGGTCACGAAGTTGCATTATATGGTGGCTCAAGTCAATCACAAGATATGTATCAAGATACTGCTTACGGTGTTAATGTAGGAAATAATAAAGATTATGGCTTATATTGGGTTAAATCACAGGGGTATGACATTGTTCTAGAGATTCATTTAGACGCAGCAGGAGAAAGTGCAAGTGGCGGGCATGTTATCATTTCAAGTCAATTCAATGCAGATACTATTGATAAAAGTATACAAGATGTTATTAAAAATAACTTAGGACAAATAAGAGGTGTAACACCTCGTAATGATTTACTGAACGTTAATGTATCAGCAGAAATAAATATCAATTATCGTTTATCTGAATTAGGTTTTATTACTAATAAAAAAGATATGGATTGGATTAAGAAGAATTATGACTTGTATTCTAAATTAATAGCTGGTGCGATTCATGGTAAGCCTATAGGTGGTTTGGTAGCTGGTAATGCTAAAACATCAGCTAAAAACCAAAAAAATCCACCAGTGCCAGCAGGTTATACACTTGATAAAAACAATGTACCGTATAAAAAAGAGACTGGTTATTACACAGTTGCCAATGTTAAAGGTAATAACGTAAGGGACGGCTATTCAACTAATTCAAGAATTACAGGTGTATTACCTAATAACGCAACAATTAAATATGACGGCGCATATTGCATCAATGGCTATAGATGGATTACTTATATTGCTAATAGTGGACAACGTCGTTATATAGCGACAGGAGAGGTAGACAAGGCAGGTAATAGAATAAGTAGTTTTGGTAAGTTTAGCACGATTTAGTATTTACTTAGAATAAAAATTTTGCTACATTAATTATAGGGAATCTTACAGTTATTAAATAACTATTTGGATGGATATTAATATTCCTATACACTTTTTAACATTTCTCTCAAGATTTAAATGTAGATAACAGGCAGGTACTACGGTACTTGCCTATTTTTTATGTTATAATGTAATTACATTACCAGTAACCAATCTGGCTTAAAACCACATTTCCGGTAGCCAATCCGGCTATGCAGAGGACTTACTTGCGTAAAGTAGTAAGAAGCTGACTGCATATTTAAACCACCCATACTAGTTGCTGGGTGGTTTTTTTCTAGTAATTTTCAGTTTTGGAGCTGACATCAATGTCAACAACAAATATGTTATAATAAATTTAAATAAGCTATATACAAGGAGGTGGAGATATGGATTACTTAGGTTTAATAAGTAATATGCTAGGGATTGGCGGTGCAGTATATGGTATAGGCTCCTTTCTTTACTATAGAAAAATAAAATTTTATATGTTTATTTCCAAGATTTTTAAATTTAATAAAACAACTGAAATCACATTAAATTACCGGTGTATTAGTGAAAGTAATATAACCCTAAAAAATATAAAAGAAATTTTAAAAAAAGAAAGTTACACTGTTATGAATGCTAACACTAATAACATTATCATTAATATGAATGATTTTATAATTCAATTCAAAAAAGATGATTTTCCTACAGATGAATATGGAGAAAATGCATTTATAAGTATGACTTTAACTAGAACTTATTATAAGCAAGCAAAAAAAGCGATAGATAAATTTATGAATATATGCGAAGACTTCAACACTGTCAACTTAGAAGATAAGGGGACTTATACTTTGAAGGTATTTTACAATAATATTAAAAATCCATATTTGTCCACCTCGACCCATAGAATTAAAGAGGAAAATATAAAAAATATGATTCTTTATGTTGACGCATCGTTTTTAGTAGATGGCTTAAACGAAGAAGTGGTTATAAATAAAAAAAGTTTATCTTATTCAAGCAAAAGTTCAAAAAACATATATAAAATTGCAAATGATTTTATGATTATATAGAGGGAGAGATAAAAGTGCAGTCAATATGGGTATTTGAGTCTGAAAATAATAAAGTAGAAATTAGCAATATAACAGCTACACGTCAGAAGAATTTGAATGGTGTTAATGAAGACTTAACTACAGAATTGTTTGTTAATGAGGATGTCGGAGAATACATTAGATGTAACTTAGTTGTTGATGAACCCAAATCTATACAAGCGAGGGCTTTGGGTAAAAATTTGACTAGTGTTATCTTAAGAAATAGATATGAGGCTTTTTATAGACCGTCTGATGGAAATTTAGTAGTATATGCTAATAAAGATGCGGCTCATATTATAAAAGATGTTTTTGACGAACAATTTAAATTGGGATACAGGGAAAGAACAATTAATTTAGATGAGATTATTAATACGTCTAACAACGTTAGGAAAGCACAATTTAAAAATGTTACTATAGAAACTGTAACTGGTGGAATGTTAAATGGTGATCAGGTTCACAATACTGAACTCTATGGATTAATGGATAGAGCTGGAGACCTTTCTACAGTTGCAGTTGTATATCCGTTTTTAGATAAAGAAATTAGTTTTAGTGTTTCTATATATGGAAGTATAGTTCTTTACACAAATATCACATACGAAGAATGCCTAGAATTAATAAATGATTTGTTTAATTTGTGAATATAAATGGAAATAAGTGAAATGCGTTATAGGTTCAAGTTTCTAATAACCACACAACCAACAAAACCACACCACCTATTAATTTAGGAGTGTGGTTATTTTTTTGTGTTTTTTTTTCGGGGCGAAAAAAGGGCAAATTATTTAAATAAGGGCAAACATGCGTGGAAAACACAGAGGTTTAAAAATGCCAAAACCGTTGATATGACAAGGTTTTTATACGTTTGTATACAACGACGAATTATCTATTCGCCATCACATTATGATGATATGTTTATTTTAAACACACAAGCTCATGCACGTCTTGATCAAATGGCACAACAGTTTGAAGTTGTTTGTAATGGCTTGAACGAAAATGAAGGACAAGCAATTCAAACGATGGATCAATCTGCCTCTCTAATACGGTCAAACTTAATTCAAGTTAAAGAACAATTAGAAAAACTAGCTGTATACTAAGTAATTTATTAAATGCTACTTGTTTTCTTTGAGAATAAGTAGTTTTTTTAACATAAAAGTTTTACAAACACATAAATGGGTGATGAGCTATGTTTAAAAGAACAAAACTAATCTTAATAGCAACGATACTACTATCAGGATGTTCAACTACCAATAACGAATCCAACAATGAAACAAAATCAGTGCCAGAAGAAATGGAAGCTTCAAAATATGTAGGACAAGGCTTCCAACCACCTGCAGAAAAAGATGCGATTGAATTTTCGAAGAAGCATAAAGATAAAATTGCTAAACGTGGCGAACAATTTTTTATGGATAACTTTGGACTAAAAGTTAAAGCTACAAATGTTGTAGGTAGTGGCGACGGTGTAGAAGTATTCGTGCATTGTGATGACCACGACATCGTATTTAATGCAAGTATTCCATTTGACAAATCAATAATTGAGAGTGATAGCTCATTAAGAAGTGAGGATAAAGGCGATGATATGAGTACTTTAGTTGGTACAGTGTTGAGTGGCTTTGAATATCGAGCGCAAAAAGAAAAGTATGATAATTTATATAAATTTTTAAAAGAAAATGAAAAGAAATACCAATATACAGGATTTACTAAAGAGGCAATTAACAAAACACAAAATAGTGGATATGAAAATGAATATTTTTATATAGTTGCTAATATACCGACGCTCCAAGAATATAGGAAATATTACGAACCCCTAATAAAGAAAAATAATCTGAATTTTAAAAAAGGTATGAAACAAGCAAGGAAAGGAGTAGGCTATAAAGCTGCAATAGAAGTACATACAACATTGTTTTCGAGAAGTAGTAACTTTTCAAAGCACAAAAAATTAGATGATGTTTTAGATTTGTCTGAAAGTACGAAAAAGTTACACCTTAATTTTGAAAATACGAAAATATTTTTACAACTAGCAAAATCTACTATTAGCACTAATCGAGTTAATTACAGTGATAATGAGTCTATAAGGATTGAGGTCGAATGACTTGAAATCAGCTAATTTCTCTATATTCTAAACAAACACATAAATGGGAGATGGGCTATGTTTAAAAGAATTAAACTAATCTTAATAGCAACGATAATACTATCAGGATGTTCAACTACCAATAACGAATCCAACAATGAAACAAAATCAGTACCAGAAGAAATGGAAGCTTCAAAATATGTAGGACAAGGCTTCCAACCACCTGCAGAAAAAGATGCGATTGAATTTGCGAAGAAGCATCGTAAAGAATTTGAAAAAGTAGGTGAACAATTCTTTAAAGATAACTTTGGACTAAAAGTTAAAGCTACAAATGTTGTAGGTAAAGATGATGGTGTAGAAGTTTATGTGCATTGCGAAGATCATGGCATTGTATTTAATGCAAGTCTACCTTTGTACAAAGATGCCATCCATCAAAAAGGATCAATGCGCAGTAATGACAATGGTGATGATATGAGTATGATGGTGGGTACAGTGCTGAGTGGCTTTGAATATCGAGCGCAAAAAGAAAAGTATGATAACTTATATAAATTCTTCAAAGAAAATGAAAAGAAATATCAATATACAGGCTTTACAAAAGAGGCAATTAACAAGACACAAAACGTTGGATATCAAAATGAATACTTTTATATCACATATTTATCAAGAAACTTAAAAGAATATCGTAAATATTACGAACCGTTGATTCATAAAAATGATAAAGAATTTAAAGAGGGTATGCAACGAGCTAGAAAAGAGTTAGATTATACTGCTAATAGTAATACAGTAGCAACGTTGTTTAGTACGAATGATAAAAAAAATAGAAAAGAAAAGATAAATAATGTAATAGATTTATCCGAGAAAATTGAAAGAACAAAAGATATGCCAATCAAGAATACTATAACTACTCAATTAGGAAATAAACTTATTGGCACAAAAAAAGCTCGTTTTGATGATAAGAAAGTAGTGTCGTTTGGAGCATTTGAAGATGAATAAAATTAATGATAGAGACTTAACAGAATTGAGTAGTTACTGGGTTTATCAAGACATCAATAAAGATAATGATTTTACAGTTAACGGAAAAAGATTTAAGCAGGTTGATGAATATAATGATAATGGAAATAAAAATAAAAAAGGTGCCTCAGATTTAAAAATTTATGAATTGTTGGATGAAAAAGGAAAACCAACTGGTGAACAAACCATGATTTATCAAGGAACATCTAATGAGGCAATAAACCCTAATAATCCATTAAAATCTTTAGATATCGGAGATGATTGGTTACAAAATGCGAAATTAATGGATAATAGTAATAAGTCAACGGATTATCTTAAGCAATCAGACGAATTTGCAGATTTATATAGAGACAAACTAAATGACGCTAATAAATTAAGTAAGTATAACTTTACACAAAAATATGGTGTTAGTCCAAATAATTACAAAAACAAAACCATTGTGGCGGATGGCGGTAATTCGGAAGGCGGTGCAGGAGCAAAATATCAAGGAGCGAAACATCCAAATGAAAAAGTTGTTGCTACTGACCCAGCAATGGTACCTTATGCTGCTTGGCAGAAATTTGCTAGACCACGCTTTGATAATATGATTAGTTTTAATAGTACCAACGATTTATTAACATGGTTACAAGATCCATTCATCAAAGATATGCCAGGAAAACGCGTTAACATTAGTGATGGTGTGCCCAGGTTAGATGCTTTAATAGACAGCCATGTAGGTTATAAAAGGAAGTTAAATAGAAAAGACAACACATACGATACTGTACCACTAATCAAAATTAAGTCGGTAAAAGATACAGAAATTAAAAATGGAAAAAAAGTAAAAAAGACTATTAACATAACATTAGATATGGATGGGCGAATTCCGATAAATGTTTGGACAGGGGATTCGATTGCACGTTCTGGAAGAGGAACTTTAATTAAACTTAATTTAGAAAATCTTGATGCGTTGAGTAAACTGATTACTGGTGAAACTAGTGGTATGTTAGCAGAATGCGTAATCTTTTTAAATGAAAGTTTTAACATCTCAGAAAATGAAAATAAAAATTTTGCAGATAGAAAGCAACAATTATCAGAAGGATTTAAGGATAAGATTAACTTATTTCAATTAGAAGAAATGGAAAGAACTTTAATTAGTAAAATAAACTCACTTGAAGAAGTTGCAGATGAAACAATAGAAAGTATTAGTGCTGTTAAACACTTATTACCTGATTTTGCATTGGATGCATTAAAAGAAAGAATTAATGAGTTGTTTAAAGGTATAAAATCTTTTATAGAAAAAGTGTATGATAGTATAGATAATGAAATTTTAGAAATTTTCAAAAATATAGATCACGACTTCAGAGATGGAGTATCTGAAGAAATGATGAAACATTTGAAAGTAGTGAAACAGAATATAGAGCGAATAAAAAATCAAAATGATATTTATGGTAGGCAAATTGCAGAAATTAGAAGTATTATGAAACAACAAGATGCAACAATTTTAGATGGGAATTTCCAAATTAATTGTAGCGGCGAAAATATGGTACAGGGTCTAGTTATACCTTCTAATTATTTAGGAAGAAAAATGAAAATATTAAAAGACCATATCGATGATGGTATTAAAAAAATAGCAGACTATGTTCAAAGTATATATGATGAATATGCATCGAAAATTGTTGATGTAATAAAATATTTGATTAATACAATTCCCAAAATACGTAAGAATTTAAGACATGCAATTGAAATGTTAAATGTAAAAAAGAAAGAATTTTTGTCCCTGATTCCTAATGTAACTTGTAATTATATTAAAACTAAATTAGAAGAATTAGATAATACTTTAGGCAAATGGGAGCCATTTCTTAATGATTTAAAAGCAGTGTCACCAATTTTAGATAACCATTTAGATGATATTGTTAAGAACATGAAGCCTTTGATTGTACAGATGTTATTTGAACCATCACATTATGATGATATGTTTAATTCAAGAAAAGCTTTAACGCCAGTGTTCTCAAGCGTTTTATAAAGCTTGTAAAAAATATAAGGGCAAAAAAAGGGCAGATTTAAGCTAACTTGGAATGTTTTCGAGTTTTTGAGTTAGTTCTCTATCCATTTTTTCAGTTACATGAGTATATATGCGAATGGTTGTTTTTTCATCTACATGTCCTACCCTTTTCATAATTGCTTTTAAAGAAACATTCATTTCTACTAATAAAGTTATGTGTGTATGTCTAAATGTGTGCGTGGTAACTTTCTTATTCATATTTAAAGCTTTTGTAGTTTTCTTAAGCACACCGGCGATTTGATTATTACATAAAGGATTCCCTTTTTTTGTTGTGAATATGAACCCTCTGTCAACATAGCTCGAATTCCATCTTTTCAACATTTTGTTTTCCAGTATTATCTTTTTAAAAATTTCTACGGTTCTAGAATTGATGCTGATACTTCTTTTTGAACTTATAGTCTTTGTAGTGTCTTTGTATCCGAATCCTTCCTCGTATTTAATGCGGTGAATTGTACCTGTTATATTTATAGTTTTGTTTAATAAATCTATATCTTTTTCCTGCAGTGCTTGTAGTTCTCCTATGCGCATACCAGTTAAAGCCTGTACTTCTAAGATGCTGGCAATTAAAATGCGATTTCGCTTGTGTAACTTATTATCATTTAGTATATGATCACGTATCTGTAGGACTTGGTTCATTTCTAAATAGTTGTACATTTTAGATTCATCTTTTTCGATATCCTCTATTGTTTTTCTTCTTTTAGGAATTTTGACATTAGTTAACAAATATTCATTTGGATAATTGTAAAATTTAACTGCATATTTAATAGCTCCTTTCATATCTCCGAGTTGACGGGTTACTTGATTTTGAGAATAGATATCTGATAATTTATTAATAAATATCTGCATATATTTTGTATCTAGTTTGTTTAAAAGCAAGTTCTCAGAGCTGTATCGTTTAATGTTTCTAATTCTTATTTTTATATTATTAAGAGTAGTCAACTTTGAACCTGATGTTTTTATATGATATTCAAGCCATTCATCTAATAGCGCGTGAAAAGTCAAAGTTTTTAATTCGCTTGACGACTTGTTGTTTAGTTTTTCTTTTATTTTTTCTTCTAAACGAAACATTGCTTCTTTTTGTGATTGTTTTGTATTCTTGTTCAACACAACACTTACGCGCTTCCATTTATCTGTGTATGGATCTTTATACTTCTCGTAGTATCTGTATTTAGTCTCGTTATTTTTGTTTTTAAATTTTTCAATCCACATGTTTATACCTCCTGAGAGAACGTACGTTCTGTAAATTTGTAAAAAATAATAAGGGTAGGTGGGCTACCCAAAATTTAGTACTAGGTACTAAATATGTTATAATAAAATAAAAAGTAGGTGATAAGATGACTCAATTTCTAGGGGCGCTTCTTCTTACAGGAGTTTTAGGTTACATACCATATAAATATCTAACAATGATAGGTTTAGTTAGTGAAAAAAACAAGATTATCAATACTCCTGTATTATTGATTTTTTCTATTGAAACATGTTTGATATGGTTTTATACTTTTATAATTTTTAATAATGTTGATTTAAAAAATTTGAGTTTACTTCAGTTGCTTACAGGTCTAAAAGCAAATATTTGGTTTCTAATTATTTTTGTTTTAACAGTGCTTGTATTTAATCCTTTAATTGTTAAATTCATTATCTGGTTAATTAATGAAACAAGAAAGTTTTTGAATTTGGATTGTATAAGCTTATTAGACAAAAGAGACAAGTTGTTTAATAACAACGGTAAACCAGTATTTATAGTTATTAAAGACTTTGAAAACAGAATCATTGAAGAGGGTGAACTTAAAACCTATAATTCAGCTGGTAGCGATTTCGATTTACTAGAGGTTGAGCGACAAGATTTCAAAGTATCTGATTTACCGTCAAACGATGAATTGTATATTAAACATACACTTGTAGACCTTAAACAACAAATTAAATTGGATTTATATTTAATGAATGAATATTAATCTTTTTTCTTAGCTTTTTCTGATAAAGTGCTTTTTAAGTTTTCGCTGGCACCCGGCTTTTCAAAACTTTTGTTTATTGGGTTACTACGGGTAGCTTCTTGTTTTTTGTTTTTATCCGCCATAAAATTCTCACCACCATTCAACGTCTACACTAGTAGGCGTTTTTGAATTTTATATTAAAGGGCTATAAAAAGCTGTTAATACTTCAATTCTTTAATCCACATATATTTAAAAGTGAGGTAGTAGGTAATAAATATAAGACTTAAAGTTAAGATTGCTTTTTTCATGTCAATTTCTCCTTTGTTTATATTTATATTAAATCACTAAATAGACGTTATTAATCACAATACAATTAATTGATTGTAAGATACTTAGTCGTATAATTCTATATACCTATTAGTAAATTCTTCTGCTGTTATTTCTCCATTTTCTTTTTGTTGTTGAAGTTTAGAAGCTTCTTTTTGAATTGCATCGTATTTTTCACGAGAATACCCATATTTTTCCATCTCTTTATAATTAGCTTCGTTTATTTGTTCTTGTTGCTGAGGTGTGACACAACCACCAACTGTGCATTGTGTACCATCAGGTTTTGTGTAACCTATAACGTCACCTGCGCCTTGTGCTTGGTACCAAGTATTACCATCTGCATCTACCATGCCGTTAACATTGTGACCATTTTTTACTCTTTGTGATATTTCGTCTTTAGTTAAAGGTCTATTGGTTTGTTGATCGTTGTTAACGTTTGTGTTGTTCTCGTTGTTTACTTGATTATTGTTATCGTTTTGATTAGCATTTTCTTTTTTCGCTTCTGCTTTTTCTTTAGTTTCTTTCTTTTTATCTTTGTTATCTTTCTTTGTTTCAGTTTTTTTGCTTTCCTCTTTCTTATCGCCGTCGTGGCTACCACAAGCGCCTAAAACTAACGCACTCGCTAATGTTAAACCTAATAATCTTTTCATTTTAATTTCTCCTTTGTTTATATTTCTTTATATTTAAAAACTCTCAATGGCTCAAATGTAATTGAGTATTCGCCGTAGTGAGTCCCAATACCATATATCTTTTTATATTGTTCTATTGCTTCTAATATGTATTCTTCACTCAATTGCAGATACTCAGACAACTCATACAAGTTACGTACACCATAATTGTAAGCTTCCACAATTTCGCGTAACGGGACTGCTGAGATAAAGCCGTGTCGCCTTGCGTAATTTTCGAACTTGCGATTGTTGAACTTCGACTGATCTAAAATGTTGCCATACGTCAACTTGTGGTGGGCAAGTTCCTCGTATAATACTTCTAATTTGTTCCTTTCGGATAGGGAAGGTCTAATAAAAATTTCTCCTTCTTGATACCAACCATCGAATCCTCGAGGTACTCTTTGTGTTTCTTTCACTTCAACTTCACATTTCATAAGCAATTCTTCGTATTTTCCCATGAGCCAAACCCCTTTGGTGTCTTATTTCTTTCTATCTCTAACCCATTGCATAAAGTTTTCGATTTCTTCCCATTCTTCAGGAGTAAATTCATCTTTATTTGCATGACCAGCTATAGTTTCTTGATGCTGATTAAATTTATCTCTTTCTTTATCATCAATTCTTTTACTTTCTACGTCGTATCCCAACAACCAAGCTTCGCTAACATTCAATATTTTAGCTAAAACATATAATTTCTTCTGACCCGGCGTCACTTTACCATTAACATATTGACTTAAATCAGTTTTTGATAATTTGATACCAGTTTCTTCTTCCATGCTTTTAGCTTTGTTTACTATATCTATTTGTTTTAAATTCGATGACTTCATAGCTTGTTTGATTCTGTTGCTAGTTGTAGAGTTCAATGAATTTTCCTCCTTCATTAATATAGTTATAGTATAAGCTTCGTTGAACAAAAGTTCAATAGAAAAATTCAAAAATATTGAACTTTTGTATTGCATTGATTTTTTAAACGTGTTAAGGTTTATGTAGTTCAAAAATATTGAACTCAGAAAGAGGTGACATGATGTGTTTTGATTATTCAGCTTTAATAGGTCGTATAATTGAAAAGTATGGTAATAGATATGCTTTTGCATACGCGATAGGCTTATCAGAACGAAGTTTATCTTTAAAATTAAATGATAAAATTGGTTGGAGAGATTCCGAAATAGCTAAAGCTTGTGAATTATTATCTATACCCAGAGAAGAAATACAAGTATATTTTTTTAATTATAAAGTTCAAAACAATTGAACTAAAGGAGGAACACTATGGAACAAATCACGTTAACTAAAGAAGAGTTGAAAGAAATTATAGCGAAAGAAGTTAGAAATGCTATAAAAGGCGAGAAACCAATCAG